CCATGCAAATCATCAACAAAGCCATTGATGATGATTATCGAAATTGGCAGGCCAACATCGATGCGAAAAACAAATCCTTTTTGAATCAGCGTCAATATATCAACGATTTGCAAGGCCAGTTTAAAGACAAGCGAGAACTGGCTTTAGCTCAAAAAGCATTAGCCTATGATCGAGCCAATGCTCAGTTGATGGAGATTGCTTCGAAACGAAAAGGCTTAGAAGCATTGCCACAGTTTCAGGCTCTTCAAGCAAACATTTTAGACAATCGAAATAAGCAATATTTAGAACTCGCTAAGCTTAAAGCTGAAACCGCGAAGGCGGAAAGAGAAGCATCAGCAGAACAATTGCCTAAGTTTGGGGATATTAAACAAAATGAATTTTTAGCAGCAACTTTTGCCACAAGAGGCAATCAAGCAGAACAGTTGTTATCTGAATTAGATCAAGAAGGATTCAATCCAGCTTCATTAGGAGTTGGCGCTCAAACATTTTTCCTTCCTGAACGAGTAAAATCATCAAATTTAAAAAAATATGAGCAAGCGGCCAGTAATTTTATTACCGCTGTTTTAAGGAAAGAATCAGGCGCTGCGATTGCTAAAGATGAATTTGAAAGAGAATATCAAAAATACTTTGCGCAGCCTGGTGACTCATCAGACATTTTGCAACAAAAAGCTCAAGCGCGACAAATTGCACTTGCTGGTTTAAGAGCGGAAGGACAAAGGGCGTTGCCTTATGTGACAGGTCAACTTCAGGCAGCTCAACCTGCTGCTCCTGTACAAAGACAGGCGTCGAGAATTACGCCAGCTTTACAAGCTCAGGCACAAGCTCAAATGCAAGCCGCCACACAGGCTTTGCAAAAGAATCCGAATGATGCGGTTGCTAAACAAGTTCTCGAACGAGCAAAATTGATTTTGGGGCAATAATGGCAGAGTTAATGGATCCAAATGAGTTTCTGAAACAAACTGAGTTTGCTGTGCCTCCTGCGCAGCCTCAAGCAGAGCAACCATCATTGATGGATCCTAACGACTTTCTAAAACAAACTGAGTTTGTCGAATTTGAGGGACTGGGGCCTAAAGCCGCAGCTCTTGGCGCTGGTGTTGCTCGGGGTGTTACTTTTGGACTTTCCGATGTGGCTTTAAGAAGCTTAGGCGTTTCCAAAGACACCTTAGCCAATTTAAAAAAATATCAGCCTGGCTTGTCTTTGACAGGTGAGTTAACAGGTGCGATTGGACCAACACTTCTTTCGGGAGGAGTTGGAGGAGTTGCAACAGCGGCACGACTTGCGTCTGCCCCTGTTCGAGCTGTGGCAAAAGCTGGTCAATTAGCTGAAGGCGCACTCGCTCGTCGTTTTGTTTCAGAGGCAGCCAAAGGCTCTGCACGAAAGGTTCTCGAAGGTGCCGCGACAAAAGGTTTAGGCTCAGCCGTTGAGGGGTTAGCTTATGGTGCAGGACAGGTCATATCTGAGGCTGCTTTGGGAGATCCTAAAGAAGTCGCAGAAAATGCGGTGGCTACCTTGGGCGTTTCGGCACTATTGGGTGGTGCTTTTGGAGCGGGAACTAAAATAGCGGGTGCCGTTGTAAAAGGCACAGCAGAAACCCTGAAGCCTCAGCTTAAGAATTTAAAGCAAAATCTCATCGGTATTAGTGATGATGCCGCCAAAACCATTCTTGAAAAACCAGAACAGGTCCGAGGTTTGGCTCAATATGGTGACGATGTTGATGAAATCTTTAAAAACTTTGCGACTGAAAAATCCGCTCAAGCTTCAACAGCTCGCTATGATTTGATTGAAAAGGTTAAGTCAGAAGTTAAAGATCTTATAGAAAAAAATGGGCTACAGGGAAAAAGCGTTTCTGTTTCATCATTGTTAGATGCGATTGATGAAACAAAATCTCGAATTAGTCCTCGCGGAAAAGCGGTGACAAAAGAGGTTCAATCTTCTCTCAAAAATCTCAATCAAATCGAAAACAGCTTTTTGCAGTATGTAAAAACATCTGCCGGATTGGCCGATGAGCTGCCTCTTGTTCAGGTTAAAGATCTTGTAAAGTCAGATAATTTAAAACTAAACGCATTAGATTTAAATGATCTGAAGGCGCAATATTACGCGAGCACAAAAGATGCGTTTTTGGTTGGCAAATCAGATCCCATCAATTCTCTTTATGAAAGACTTGGCGGTCTTGCCAACAAGGCCCTCGATAAAATTGATCCATCAATTCGATCTGCTAATGCAAAGCTTTCTAAAACGTTATCAGCTCAAGAAAAGCTTAAAAATCTTGGACTGTTTGATCGATACGAATTTGATCCTGAAAAGTTTAAAAAAGTTTTTGTTGCTAAGGGTGACAAGTGGGTTGAGTACAAAGACGCACTGAAAGTGCTGGATGAGAATTGGGGAACTAATCTCGTTGAGGCTGCGGAGCTTGGAAGGGCTTATAAAGAGCTGTTTCCTAAAGATGTGATCAGTCGATATTTTACAGGACGAGCAGTCTTAGCACCGACAATCGGTGGGGCGGCTGGAGCGTTGCTTGGTGGTCCCATAGGAGCGGCTGGTGGTGCTTTGGCATCTGCGGCGTTAGCTTCACCTCTTGCGACAGAGCTTAAATTAAAGTCAGCCAATGCGATTGAAGATCTCATTAGCAAAAGACTTTTGCCAGCTGGTCAAAAGTTCGGGCAAATGAACAAATACGTTCCTGAAAATTTAGCCCCTTTTATCAGTGGAAAGATTGCGGCTTTAACGACTCTCGAAAGACAAAATCAAAAGGTTGATCGACAAATCAACTCAGCCATCAATGGGTTTTTAAGCCCTGATTCTTTTGAGCAAGCGCCTACTAATATTGATGCTCTTAAGGGCGTCTCGTTTACGAAGCCTTATTCTAAAAGCATTGATGATCGAATCGATGCGTTTAATAAGCGCCTTTCAGAGATCATTCAAGTTGGATCAAACCTGGATTCATTGAATGAAACGATTGCGAAAAACACTCAAGCAGTGAACTTAATTGCTCCTACTGTTGCGAGCGAAATGCTTGCTAAGGGAGTTCAAGCCACCCAGTTTTTGCTTTCAAAAGCGCCCCAAAATCCTGTGGCAGATCCTTTACAGCCACAGAAAACTGACTGGCAGCCGAGTGATGCACAGTTGGCTAAGTTTGAACGCTATGTTGAGGCCGTTGAAAATCCTTTGGCTATTTTCAAAGATCTCAAATCGGGGATTATTACGAATGAGCAGGTAGAAACGATTCGGGCCTTGTACCCATCAATCTATGACAAACTTGTCACGGGCTTAAGAGCCAGGATTGCTGAGAGTAAAAAGCCCGTTAGTTACGCTCAAAAGAATCAGCTTTCGGTATTATTTCAAGAGCCTTTGACGCAGTTGCACAAGCCTCAGACGCTTGCAATGCTTCAAAAGCCGATTCAACAACAAGCGCCTCAAGGTGCGCCTCGATTTTCAGCACAGAGCCGAAAGCTCGTATTGAATAATTTAACAGAAACGCAAAGAATAGAAGCGGGAGAAGGATAATGTCAGGATCTAGAGCACGATTAGTTAGCGCGCAAATTTATAATGCCGCAACAATGACAGGAACAGGTGTAAACCTATCAAGTGAAATTGATGTGTCTCAAGCAGAGATTGCAGCGATTGAACTTGTTTGGACTGGAACCCCTACGGGAACTTTCCAAATTCAAGCGGCTGTTCAAATCCTCGGTGGTGGTGCTGCTGGTGGTACGGGAGCTGGGGTAACTTGGCAAAATATCATCTCACCCGCTCCGACGGCTTCGGGCGCAGCGGGCCAGCATTTGATTAACTTGTCAGATTTTGGATTTAGCAAGTTGCGCGTTGAATACACAAATGCGTCAGGAACTGGAACACTGAACGGTTATATCACCGTGAAAGGGCAGTAAGATGGCATTTTTTACTTATCCTCCGAATGAAGCAATTTCGCCTTTATTCACTCAAATTTCAGTGAGTAGCATTACGACAGGAACTAACGTTTTTGGTTCTGAAACCGTTGCTAGCTCAATTACAAGCTTTTCGTATATTAAACCGGCAGATGTGGGAACGCTTGACGGGAGAACGGTCGGCATTCGAGCACGAGTCACTGGAAACACGAATCAAACCACAGGCGCTACTATTGCTTTAAGAGCAGAAGCCAGGCGTTCAACAATGAGCGCTTCTGTTTCTGATACAGCATCTTTTACGGCATTGAGTTTGGGCAAAGGCGCATTAATTGATTTTACCGCTGCAAGTATTCCTGCGACTTACACAAGCACAGGAACTCATCGAGCGATTTTGATCGATCAAGTTTTCGGATCTAACCTGACCGGAAACACCTTGGCGATTTCAAATATTTTTGGAATTGAGTTTGTCGCCGATTCACAAGCCAACACGGGCCGAAAAGCCAATATTAAAATGAATGCTTTGAGCGGCGGCACTGTTGGCAATGCTCAAATTGCTGACAATGATGCTTACTCGGGTTCATGGTTTATCAATAGCACGAGTACAGCACAATCACAATTAAGTGGCATTGTAGGGTTGGGAGCAAGTCCTAATGCTGCTTTTGGATTAAGAGTTGGTCACACCGCGCTGACAGGAACGGGACAAGTAGGAATTAGTATTGATGCTGTAGCATCAACGGCTGCAACTAGTAGTATGTCGGGAATCACTTCTGGTCCGTCAACAGCCAACAGTGCGTTTACTTGTGGTCTGTTCATGGCTTTTAATGCCTCAAACACTGCAAAAGGTGCTGCAAGTACAATTACTCGTCACGTCATGTACTATGGAGCCACTCCTACTCAAGGAACAAATAACGCTTTTATCGCAGACAACACGTCATTCACTGGCTCATGGTTTATCAATAGCACCACGACGAACAAATCAAGTTTCACGGGAGCGATTGCGACTGTTAGATTTGATGTGGCTTCAGCGGCAACGATTACGGCTCTTGATTCCACGCGAAATTTTGTGAAGTTAACAGGTAGTACCGCAACAGCGCTGCAAGGGATCACAGCTGGAATTGACGGACAAAGACTAACTCTTGTTAACCTAACAGGCGCTAACCTGACGGTAGCTCATGAAAATGCAGGCGCTACAGCAGCGAACCGAATCACAACGATGACGGGTGCTGACATTGCAACCACTGCAAACGGTGCCGCCGAGTTTATTTATGATACAAGTTCATCACGCTGGATTTGTCTCTACGTAACGGCATAAGGGGGAATTTATGATTGCACAGGTAGTTGGTGTTGATGATGTCATTTCGGTCACGCCAACCTTAGATACTTCCGCTTATGCGAGCGGAGACAGACTAGGAACCATTCACACAATCACGGGTGCTTTCAGACGAATGAATCGTTCGTATGATAACAATCCTGCGATTGCAAAAGATGCTCCTAATCAGTGCGCCAAAGTGGTTTTGCAAAGTATCGTGATTATCGATCAAGCGCTGCAAAGTCAGCCGATGGACATTTTGTTTTTCGATGAATTGCCAACAGTAGCGAGTGCAGATAACTCGCCCATTGATATTTCAGATGCTGAAATGATCGCAAAATGCATTGGCTCAATTACTATTGATGCGCCCTATATTGCTTTAGCCGCAAACTCAGTGGTTACGGAAAGCAACCTAGGTTTGTTGCTCAAGCAAAAATCAACAGCGGCAGATGGTAACCTTTATGCCGTTTGTATCATTCGAGGAATTGCGACCTATGCCGCAAGTTCGCTCGTGTTTCGTTATGGATTTTTGCAGGATTAAATCATGCGATATGTGGCCACAAAACGCAGTGTGTTTTTTAATCACACAAGTGATGTTTTTTTAGGCACACAAAACGGACAATATGGCGACGGCTCCGACTTGGACGTGGTTGTAAATACAACGATTACACTTGTTCGCGATCAATACTATAACAACTTAACAATCAACAGCTCTGGGATTATCAACACGGCAAGTTATAGAATTTTTGTAGCTGGTGTTTTGACCATGCGTCCTGGTGCCATCATTCAAAACAATGGAAACGCTGGAAGTGGTGTCACGCGCGGCTCTGGAATCGCTAACGCGGTTTTTGGTGGAAGTGGTCAGGGAGGAACCGGCGCAACATTTCCGACTGTAGCGGGGACTGCTGGCAGTGGAAACACAGATGGGCATGGTGGCTCTGGCGGTGCAGGTGGTGGTGCTAGCGGTGGAACTGGTGGAATAAATGCGATTAACAATTTAAACACGGGTTCATTTTATTTTGGTGCGTGGCCTTTGCAAATTAAAGGATCGACTATTGCTGGGAACGTATACTGGTTTGGTGGTTGTGGTGGTGGTGGTGGAGAAGCTGTTTCAAATTTTGGAGGAGGAGGCGGCGCAGGAGCTGGAATTATTTTTATTGGTGCTCGAGCCATTGTTGCAGCTGCTGGCTCTTTTGTTCGTGCGATTGGTGGAAACGGTGGTAACGGAACTGGAGGAGCTGGAGGCGGCGGAGGCGGTGGTGGAGTAATTATTTGTTATACCGCTGGAAGTCCCACAAGAATCAACTGGACTGCTAATGTTTCTGGCGGACTTGGTGGAACTGGCTCAACACCAGGAGTTAATGGCAACGCGGGACAATATTTGCTGATAGCGAGTAATGAATGAAAAATGAATTTCGATTTGGTTCTGGCCGAGATGGCAACGTAGTTATTTCTGGAAACACCACGCTTTCAAGAGATATGCACTATCGAACCTTAGAAGTTAAGCCAGCGGGTAATTTGAACACGGGCCGTTATCGAATCTATGTTTCAGAGCTTTTGACATTAGATGGGGTTATTCAAGCGAATGGAAATGATGCGTCCGGTGCTTCGGGTGGTGGTCCTTTAGGTGCCGCTACTCTTGGCGGTGGTTCAAGAGGAGGTAACGGCGGAGTTGGGGCGGGACAAGCAGGAACGTCTCAAACAAACGCCATGGGTGGCGCTGGAGCATCAGGAGGCTTAGGATCGGGTGGAGCTGCGGGCGCAGGAGGGACGATAACTGCACCAACGGCAGCAAATGGCGGTGTGCAAATCTGGCAAAGTGGTCCATATGCCTGGAACCCTAATTTGCCAGCAAGTGCCACGAAATTTAGCGGTGGTTCTGGTGGTGGTTCTGGCGGTGGTTCGGGAAGTGCAAACGGTGGGGGATCAGGATCGGGCGCGGGTGTCGTTCATATTTATGCAGCGAAAATTATTGGAACAGGTGCGATTCAAGCCGTAGGCGGTAAAGGTGCTGCAGGAACTGCAGTTAACTGCGGCGGTGGCGGCGGCGGCGGAGGTGGTTGTGTGGTGGTCTGTTCGACCACTAGACAAGCGGACTCCGGCATAACTGTTCAAGTCTCCGGTGGAACCGGCGGACTTTCTGGTGGCGGAACTGGTGTTAATGGAAGTGCTGGAGCTGCTGGGCGTTCATTTTGGCTTGATGAGGATTCGTGGATCTATGGAAATGCTGCAGATGGAAATGCAACGCTTGGAAACACAACACTTTCAAGAGACGTTTATTATAATAATTTAACCGTAACCGCTGGGGCTGTTATTACGACAGCGGGCTATCGAATCTTTATTAAAGGCATTTTGAATTTAAATGGCACCGGAGTCATTCGACGAAATGGGACCGCTGCATCGGGCACAAGTGGAGCTGCTGCTCTTACTGGGAATATGACCGCTGCATCGGGAGCTGGTGGAAACGGTGGCACAACAAACGGCGTTGTCGGAACGGGTGGCACAAGCTCTTTAGGTGCTACTGGTGGAAAAGGTGGCAACGGCAGTGGTGGAAACGGTGGAAGTGCAACGGCAGTGGTGGCACCTGGCTCTACCGGTGGGGGAACTGGAATTCCTCGCAGCCTTCCTTTTGCGCAAATTCCTACGATTCATGGAAACTCATTTTCTCGTTATAACGGCGGCGGTGGGGGTTCTGGTGGTGGTGGAAACGCAACGAATGCCGGTGGTGGGGGTGGATCTGGTGGCGGGTCTGCGCTTGTTTTTGCTCGTTACATCGCGCCCGGTGGCGGCATAATTGAAGCTAAAGGTGGTAATGGAGGCTTGTCTCTCATTACGGGATGTGGCGGTGGTGGCGGCGGAGGCGGCGGTTTAGTCGTACTTGTAACATCTCAACCGACAAATACTTTAGGGCTTACGATTGATGTAACCGGTGGCGCCGGTGGCGCCGGTGGTGGCAGTGGTGGACTTAACGGAGATTCTGGACAAACAGGGCGAATTTATATTTTAAGAGGTGGACAATGAAAGAATGGAAATTGATTCGTAAAGCGGACGGCTATTTGTCCATGGTTTATTTTCAGGTTTCTCAGCCTGATTTTAATCCTGCTTTTGGAGAGGAAAAAGATTTTCAATGGAGTTCTCGTGATGTTTCTGTTTCTGAATATGATGCCATTAAACGAGACCAGTTTGTTGAGCAATTGCCGATATTTTTAGCTGAGTTTTTAGAGGCTTATCATGAAAAAGAGTCTGAAGCGAAACCCGCTAAAATGAATGCGTTGATGCAAAAAATCTCTGACTTGAAAGCGTCTATTCTATGAAAGATGACTTTGCGTCTTGGACGTTAAAGCAACGAGTGCCTTTGGGCTGGTTGCTGACAACGATCATTGTCATGCTAAGTTCTTTAGCTGCTGCCGTGTCATTAGGCTCTAATCTTCATGAGTATTCATCAAGACTTGAGGCACAAGAGCGGGCGATGATTGATGTGGATAACACGCAACTTGAACTTAGGCGAAAGCTTGAGGCTATTGATCAGAGACTCTCAAGAATTGAGGGACAATTAGAATTTATTAGGACCAGATTGAATGGACGTTAAGCAACTCCGCAACCCGATGCACAGTCGGTCTGAAATGTACCGAATGGTGCATGAGAATGCGCATTTGCTTAAGCTTCCATTTGAACATGACGCAAGACGTCTGTTGCTTGCGTTTTCAGAGTTAGAATCTTCTGTGGGAAAATTCAATTTTCGATACGAGCCAGCTTATGGGCTGCAGGGTCTTTACTATCGTCGAAGCAGTTTATTGAAAGAGCGATACGAAGAGTTTGGGCCTATGGTCGCGATGTCTTATGGCCCATGGCAAATCATGTACATTGTAGCAGTTGAGCATGGCTTTAGTGGTCATCCTCTTGAGTTAACAGATGGAAATGTTTCTCTTCCTTATGTCATAGAAAAAATGAATCGAGACGGACGAAGAGGGGCTGTGAGCCTTCGTATGATTGCTTCAGCTTATAATGGCGGCAATCCATCAGCTTTGTTTAGGAATGAAGCCGTTCAAAAATACGTCAATAAACTTGAGGCGGCCTATGATCGATGGAAGCAGATCAATATTGAATGGGAAAATTATAATTCTTAGGCGTATACTTTAGCGAAAGGGGACTTATGGAAAAAAAATCATACTTATCAAAATCAATGTGGCTTGGGCTTTTGATCGCTGTTAGCGGTCTGTTAAGTTCTGTCATTCCTTCATTTCATGAATGGGTCATTTCAAACAATGAGTTTTTGCTCATGGCGATTGGCGTGGTCTCGATGGGACTTCGCGCTGTGACCAAAGACAAAATCGTGTTATGGTAGGCTTTCCGAATAATCATTAGAGCATCTCCATAGGGGGGTCGATGTTAGAACTGATTAAACTAGCTTTGATGGGTTTGGCATCGATCCCCAAAATTCTTGAATATTTAGAGTCTCTCAATTTAGCCATTCGACTTGATCGAATTGAGAAAAATCAAGCTGCTATCAAAGATGGATTTGATCAGCTTGCAAAGGCGAAAACACCCAATGAAATTCAAAATGCTGCCACTGCTGTTTCTGCTGCTTGGAATAAGTTTAGTTAGTTGCGGTCCAAACAGACCACCTCTTTCAATTTGTTTCTTTAGTTCGCAAGACAGAGTTATGAAGTGCTCAGATCCAAAGGGTCAAGCATTTGAAGTCACGATTGAAAACATGAATGGGTATTTTGGATTAAGTCCTCGTGATGCGGAAAAACTTTTACAGTACGTCACAGATCTCGAAAAGAATCAGAAGTCAAAATAGCCTGAGTGATGATTCACATAGCTTCGGCAGTAGTTGCAAAAATAATCATAGCGAACCGAGCCATTGAATTGTGAAGTCATAAGCACTTCGCATCGTTTGCATCGAACTTCTTTCCAGGTAATTTTGCTTAGGCCCATGTATTCACGAAGAGCATGAAGAGAGTCCTCATCGTCGTTTTTAAAGATCCATTTTTTAATATCGACGACCTTCATTTGAATTTGCCTTGATCGTTCATAGGAATGAACAGGGCTTGCTCACCATCTATGACCACTCCACAGCCTAAAACCGGTTTTTCAATAATGTGCTTTCCATAAGAGAAGGCCTCTGAAGTGGTATCAATTAAGCACCCTGCGTTCATGGTAAAATGTTTATAGCGTTTTGTTTGAGAATAGAAAACGCCAGCCCTTGAGTGAAGATGACCCATGACTACGGACGATTTATATTTTTGATGTGCAAGTTGCCACGATCCTCCCGAGATACCTTCACCGTGGGTATAAAAAACACCATCAATGAGAAGATGATCTCCAACCAGTGACCAACCTTTGACGAAACCCAAGATCTCTTCATAACGTCGTAAAACTTTCGCGGGCATTCCGCTGACCATGTTTTTTTTAAAAATCCTCATGCCGTGATTAGATTCCAAAACGTCGACATGAGGAAAGTCTTTGTAATAGCGCGCTAAAGATTCTTTCGCTAATTCCAGCTCTCTGGAAGCTGAGTGGAGTTCGGGATTCATCGGCCATCGAGCGGAGAAGGCGTGAAGATCAACTTCATCACCTAGGTTTACCACACGATCGGTTTTAAAAGTGTCTCTGACTCTGCACAGAAAATCTCGGGCTTTTGGATGATCCCACGGAGCGTGCATATCTGGCCAAACAAGAACTCTTGCCACTGAGTTAAGTGTGACAAGTTTTTGATTCGCCGCAATAAGAGCAAAGCGTCATTTTAAAAAAGGGGATCTCCGGGCGGTTGGACACCCGGAGGATTCATGCGTTAATTATGAGGGAAGTGCTTACGATACCGGTCGTGTGTTTGGTGTCATCATTTTTTCTGCGGGTTTTGCAAACGCCGGTTTAGAGGCTGTAAAAGCTGGACGAGGTTGCGGTCTTGGTTGTGCAGCTTCCGCATCGTCATCATCGGTTGTAAGGCCAACCAAAGCGCTTAAAGCGTATCGTCGCGCATAGCTCATACCACTTCCCATGGCTTGGGGTGTTTCATCTTTGGCGACTACGGGATAGATGCCGCTGATAGATTGACCCGACTTGTGAAGGAGAGTTGTACGAATAACAACCCGTCCTTCAACCAAGTCTGTGGTCTGTACAATGCTGAGTCCGTTTTTAGTCAACGGCTCTCGAATAGCATCCCAACAAGATTCGAGGGTAGCATATCTGCTTTTGAAGAAAGGATTGTTAGCATCCTTCTTAGCAGGTTTCATTTCCGCTTGGGCTTTTGCCAAAGCTTCCGCCAGTTCATTAAGATTTTGGTTCATAGTCGAGGTACCTCATAGCTGGTTTGATATTGAGTCGATGTTTTTGCTCGATAATGCCGTAGCGATTATCAGAAATTTCGCCCGATTCAATCGCATTCATGACTGCTTTTTTGTCTAAGCTATAGGTGATTTTGGTTTTGACGAATGGATCGTTTTGAGAGGCCAGACTTTCAAGCTCAACGTCACCAAGACCAGAGTGTAACGACTTCGGGTTTCTTTTTACGCTAAGCTCAAAAGCCTGACCTTTTATCGGTTTGTCGTGGTGCAGAATAATCGAAACGAAGTATTCCTCTAAGCGTTCTTTGAGCTTTTGAAGAGATTTAGCTTTTGCATAACGCTTATCAGCTTCTTCTTTAAAATATTCAGTTTCGAGTGCGAGTTTTTGGATGAATGTTGCGATGGAGTCGACTTTGTGCTCAACGGCGCTTTCGTGGTCCCTGATGAGGTGCTCCAAGCTTTCATCAATAACACCTTCGTTGGTTTCGATGGCATGGTCAATAAGCTCCTGCTGTTCGAGTAAAAGTTGAATTAGGGTTGCCATGAAACCTCCGGCTCAACAAAAACGGTATGAGCTTCTTTGCGGTAGAGTGCTAATTCATCTTTGAGGCGTTGGTTTTCAGATTTCAATTCTCGATTTTCTTTCAAAAGAAAATGAATCAAACGACTTGAGGTCTGAGAGACCAGTTCAGCTTTGTAATCCATGGGGTGGATTTATCACAACTAAACCAACTCGGTAGGTGTAACTTTTGTTACCACTGGTAACTATTGTTCCAGGTATTCTTCTAGGTAGATGTCGGTGTAACTTTCGTTTCTCGGTGAAACTTTTTTTTCTACAGTGACACGCCAGAAGGTTGAATCGTCACAGTACATCAGCGAAGCCAAGGCGTCTAAAAGGGCTTTTAAACGGTTTTGAGCGTCTATGCGTTTAAACGTCCCCTTTTTCGTTATAAGCGACGATCTATCGAAGTAGCACTCTACCCTTACACTGAAGCGTTTGTTCGCAAGGGAGAGCCTCCTGGGCTGTTCTAATTCCTTCTGTGCAAACATTGCGTAGTCCTCGACGAGTTCTAAAAACTTTAAATACTCTTTGGTTTTAAAGCGCTGATTAGGTCTGCGACCGTTTTGATGAAGTTTGTTGTCAGACGGTGGGAAGGGAAAGTTCTTAAGCCACACTTAAAGTTTGCCCAAAATGCACAAAAGCCCGCAACCGAAATTGCGGGCTTCTGCGCACTATGAAATGATTCGCTTTTTATCATTATCGCAAAAAAATTCGCTGCGTGCAAATTAGACTTTACACGCGGAGCGAATTTTACTTAATGATTTTATCGGAAGAGCTTTGAAGGTAATTGCCTGAGAAGATTCTGACAAGTGTGATTTTATTGGCCCGTAGGCATCGATTTTTTGGTGGTTGGCTTAATCAGCCGGTGCTGGAAAATGCGACATAGCTTCAAAAGTATCGGTTCTAAATTATTTATCGGAAAGCGACCTAGATCGGGAGATACTTAAAATCTTAAAATTTATCATCGCGGTGGCAGGGGCAGAGTATGAGCCAATGAGGCTCTCAAGTGGAATTGCTCAAAGGTAACGCGATTCAGCACGTGAAAATCGTGCCGGCGATCTCCTTTTTAGGGACACGAAATTGTACCGAGCTGAGAAGCAGCAGAAGATTCCATGCTTGTGCGACGTGGACTCACGGGAGAAATCGTGAGCTTGTGTGCAAGAGTTATCTTTGAACTCCAGAATTGAAATTTTGGGGTAAGGGGCAGCTCTTGCTTGAACGGCCATGGATCTTCGGGAGAAGCCGCATGAGCGAGCCCTTTAGGGGAGCTCAGGCGAATGCGGCGTGATTAAGCAGGGGGCTTGATGAGGTTTGTTACTCCGGATCGTGAGTGGGTGCGGAAAGAACTATTAATACAAGATTTTATGGGGACTGATTGGATTTTAAAAAATCCGCCAAAAGTTTGGAAATTAAAAACAAATAAAAATGAAATTGGTTTAGAAGGACTGAAAAAGTTTTTTAAAGAACACAATTACCGATTTGAAACTTTTGGATCATTTGCTCATCGATGGATTCGAGATTTGATAGATCACCGAGATAAAATTGTTTTGCATCACTGTCAGGTTGGTGCTGCTGAAAAAAGAATCCAGAGCATTTTGGGGTATTCATTTTACAAGTTTGATTTGAAAAATTGGAGGAGCGAGGGACAACGTATTTTGGAGCTTTTAAATGCACAAAAATAAATGGATGGGCCGTCGCTTTAATCAGTGGATTGAAAACAATCTTCGTCAAATGTTTGGCGATGAGTGGATGCTCGATAATCCACCAGCAAACTTTGAGGTTTTGTTAAATTATTCAACCAAGCTCAAGCAAACCTGTGGATCTTATGAGTATTCAATTGCAAATCGACTGAGGAAATTAGGTCTGCCTATTGAGCATCAAGCCATTTATTTTAATCGATACATTGCAGATTTAACGCTATTTGAGGCTAGAACGATTATTGAACTTGATGGCCCCGAGCACCAATTTAAAAAAGAAAAAGATCAAACTAGAGATGAGGTTTTTATTCGATTTGGATTTGATGTTCATCGTTGGCCTATGCCGATGAAAACAGAAGATCTTGATCGTAAAATCCTTTCGTTTTTTAAAGCCTATCGAAGATTTGCAAAAAATTACCCGTTGAAACCACTTGTAAGAAGCCCCTTGCTAGAAAAGGCCTATCCAAACGGACTGGTGCAAAGGGCCTTAAATTTGAAAGAAATTAAAAGCAAAAAAGATCATTAGAAAAATACACTAGCGCTCCCCCCTCTGGCTCCCTACGGGCCAGGGGGTCGCTAAAATGGGGGCCTAGTATAAATATTGTTTTGATGCTATGCAGCTTTGATTTAAAATTGACAGGGGGGCGTTTTTATGGAGGAAGAACTCAAAAAGCTCATGATCAAGTGCGTTGGTTGTGGCTGCGTTTGGAAAAAGCATTTCAAAAAAGTTCAGCGACACGGGAAGGTTCAATGGATTCAATCCAAAGAGATGCACTTTTGTTTGCCGAAACCAAGACTCGAAGAGACAAGGAAAGATTGGCAATGACTGACCAGACTGACTGGTATCGTGTTTGTGGGCTCACCCGGGAAGATGATGTAGTTCAGGTTTGCAAGCAATGCTTGAGTGAAACCTGGTCCCCTGAGGGAAACGTTATTTATTGCGATGAGTGTGGGCACCGGTTACTCTACGAAGAAGAGGAGGAATAATATGCCACTTACAAAAGGTTATTCAGCAAAGTCGATGTCCAAAAACATTAAGTCCGAGATGAAGCGTGGCAAGAGCCAAAAACAGTCGGTTGCTATCGCGTACTCCGTGGCTCGGAAAGCCAAAAAAGCTGCTGGTAAAAAATCAGCCAAAAAGAAATGAAGTCGCTGAGTCTTTATCGGGAATGTCTTAAACTTTCGCCGAGAGATCCTAACTACATTCCCCAGTTGGAAGAGGCCGCAAAACAAATGGCCCTAACCATCTCGGAACTGCTTCCAATCGTTCACAAGCAAATCGACGAGCTGCAAGCAAAGCAAGATTTTGAGAGTTAGAAGCGATCAAAACTTAGAACTCGTCAAAAATCAGCCCTGTTATATCTGCGGCAAACGCCCCGTTGACCCGCATCACATTCGCTCTCGAGGAGCCGGGGGAGGCGATGAATTAGAAAACCTTATCGCCTTTTGTAGACCCCATCATGTTGAGTGGCATCAAACCGGGGGAAAGACGATGACCAAGAAATACAACCTCCCGATTGAGTGGGGAATCTACCCCAGGCGTAACGACCTCAAATAATTAAACAATTTCAATTTAACCAAAAGACTTCAAAATGGGTTATAATGGCCCTATGGAGATTTTAAGGGTTGTAAAGAAGGACCGCCACTACGCCGTTGTCATGAACGGCACTCAAGACGGCGGCTTCATTGTGTACTATTTGAGACCCGGCGGCGCTCTTGGATTACCTGTGACAGATGCCTATCAATACAAATTTGATGCTTTTGCAAAGCTCTTTGAGCTTGAAATTGAACTTCAGAATTAGCTGACAAAGCCTGGCGGAGGCCCGACCGGAGAAATCCGGCGGGCAACTTTTTTCAAAGAACTCACGTATAGATCGATTTTAAGCCTTTATTAAACAAACTGGTTCTAAAATTTAATTTCTAAGTTTATCCTGAAAGAATGCAGAACTCTCGCAAGGGCATAGGCGGTCGGCCCACTAAGTACAAGCCTGAATACTGTTCAAGACTTATTGAACTATGTGCCCAGGGCCTTTCAAGACGAGCCCTTTGTGCTGAAATCGGCATTTCAACAGAAACTTTCTACGATTGGGTCAAAAAGATTCCTGAGTTTTCTGATGCGTACAGGAAAGGCGAAGCTGCCGCGTCTCACTTTTACGAATCTAAAATGCTTGAGGGTGGGTTAGGCAGGATTAAAGGCTTTAATGTCATGGCTCTGACTTTCCTCATGAAGAATCGCTACCCCAAAGAGTTTCGAGATAAGCAAGACGTAGAACTGTCAGGAAATGAAAGTCATCCCATTAAAATCGAAACCTCGGAAGCAGCTCAGTCATTGACTGATGCCGAACTCAAGAAACGCTTGAAAGATCTTCTCAAAGACTCGTAGACTTTGCCCATGCAGACAAAAACTCTCGAAGACCTTCAAACTGAATACATGAAACTTGTCGCTGAATATGGCGACCGACACTTCAGAATCGTGCGTGAGACGAAAGCCCTACGCGAGATTGAAGCAAAGCTCGCTGAGCTTGACGCTGAATACCTGAAGCTCCCTAAAGACCAAGAGACCAAGACTGAGACAACTGATAGCGCTGCTTAATGAGCGCAATCCTTATCAGAGACGCTGAGCCAACGGATGTGCCATTCATTATGGACTCGTGGCTAAAGCGGGCCGTAAACTTTCGAGATTCGCGAATGGCGAACGATCACACTTGGTTTGTGCACTACAGGCCAGTGGTTGAAAGATTGCTTCAGACGGCGAACTGTAAGGTAGCAGCTTATGCTGACATGCCTCATCAGATCTTTGGCTATATCGTCTTTGAAGACGGCCCCGTGGTGCATTGGCTGTTCGTTAAAAAGATCATGCAGAACATGGGAATTGGAAACAAGCTCTTACAAGACGCTGTGGGACTCGATAAAGACTTTACGATCACGCACTTCACCGATGATGTGCCCAAGCTCTATCGAAAGCGCAGGGTGACTTTTAACCCCATTCTGCTCATGAAAGGACACTCATGAACGAAGGACAACGAAGAATGTCTGACCGGTTTTTTGGTCGATTTGGGAAGATCCCCACCCCGACTTGTAACGTCTGTTCACAACCTGTGAATGAATTTGGCATCAGTTTCAATCCCGACAACAGCACCATGACCTTTTCGGTGAAGTGCCATGGAGAGAAGGAAGACGCCACGATGTGGTATGACAAAGTCATGTCTCTGCCCGATGAGACCGTCCCCGTCGTTCAAAAAGCTTTCGCTAATCAACCCAAACGGAGGATCATTATATGAAAATCAAAGAGATCAAAACTTCGCTTTCAGTTTACTTCTCGGGCTCTGAGCGCTTCCACTTTGCTTCGGGTACAAGCCACATCTACCCCTACGGCCTTGAATTGACCTATCTAGAAAAACCCGAAGGCGTTCTGGTCAAAAGCAAAGACGCTGAAGTCTGGGTTAACCTTGCGAACATTTCATACATGAAGTTCTTTGACGAGATCGCCGAGACAGAAGGGGATGTTTCACGTGAAACAATCAAAAAGCGAGGACGCCCAGCAAAAGTTGATACCGCTATCGCAAGCTGATCTTCTAGCCGAAGCGAAGCGCCGCTTTATCGACAAAGATCTCAAGCCGGTCGATATTCTTTTTGAAAAACAAAAGCTGTTCCATCGGGACTCTCACCGATTTAAAACCGCTTTAAACACACGAAGGAGTGGTAAATCATTCCTTGCCGCAGTGCGTCTTCTCGAAGCTGCAAAGACAGGGCTCTCTCAAAATCCCTACCTGGCTTTGACTCGGGAATCAGCCCGAAGGATTTTGTGGCCCACCCTCACAGATCTCATCGAGAAGTTTAAAATTCCCTGCACGCCTAGTGAATCATCTCTCACCGTTTCGTTTCCTAATAAAGCCGAGATCTTTCTGGTCGGAGCAGATCAAAAGAACTTTGCCGCTCGTCTTCGAGGGATTAAGGCTCGCCGAGCCGTTATTGATGAGGGCCAGGACTTTAAAGATCATCTCGGGGATCTGATCGACTCCATTCTGATTCCAACTTTGGTTGATTTTAACGGAGACCTCGACATCTACGGAACGCCTGGAATCCGACCCACCGGGTTCTTTTACGAGATTACGACTCAAGAGCGTGGCTTTAAACAGTTTACTTGGTCAGTTCTCGATAACCCTTTCGTCCCGAATGCTCGAGAGTTCATGGAAGAGATCCTGAAACGACGAAACTGGACTGAAGAGAATCCAACCTACCGCCGAGAATGGCTCGGGGAATGGGTGCTTGATCTCGACGCCTTACTCTTCAAATTCAATCGGCAAAAAAACACAGTCTCAGAACGCCCCTCAGGCATCGCTTGGACCAATGTTTTAGGCATCGACCTCGGCTTTAATGACGCTACAGCCTTTGTGGTCATGAGCTATTCCGAAGCCTCAAAACAGACCTTTGTGATTCACTCCGAAGCTCACGCCGAGATGATTCCTTCCGAAATCGCAGAGAAGACAAAGACTCTCATTGATCGTTTTAAGATCGCTTCCATCGTGGCTGATACGGGAGGACTAGGAAAATCGATTGCGGAAGAGCTTAAACGAAGACACGGGCTCCCTATTAAACCCGCTGTGAAGGTCGACAAAGCCACTCGAATTTCGTTCATCAATGGAGACTTCATCGACCGAAACCTATTTGTGCTCTCTCATTGCAACGCTTTAATTGATCAGCTCGAAACCGTGGCTAAAAACGAGAAGGGTTTGGAAGACGATCGAACGCCTGTCGATTTGTGTGATGCGATGCTTTACGCCTACAACGAATCAAAACACTGGAGTTTTGAACCAAAAGACCCCAAACTTGATCGGTATTCCGAGGATTTCGTTCTCGATCAACTCGAGAAGGAAGCTCAACGAATGATCGCTCTTCGCCGAGAGCAAGAACAAGAGGAGGGGCTTCTTTGACCTTAGCCGAATTTAAAAAACTACTTTTGTTCGCCCGTAAGAACAAACTCGTCAAAATTAAATGCGGTGAGTTCGAAGCCGAACTCTCTCCGCAGTCCTGGCTCAATCGTAAAGAGCAAAAAGCTTTTGAAAACCTTCTTTCGCCCGATTTTAAACAACCCGTGAATGATGAAGACCTGTTTTGGTCTGCGAAATAAGGAGAATTTGTGGCTCGAAAACTTGATACTTACTGGTGGAAAAAAGACAAAGATCAGCTTCCCGAAACTGTTAACTCCATTGTGAACTTCCTTCAGAAGCAGCAAAACTATGTGACCGAAGAGAATGTGAAGCACATGAAGCTTTATGGAAACGCTGACATCTTTGGGCTTTCCGCGATGGATTATGCACCAGCAAGTGCAAATGCTTATCAACGAAACAACCTAACTTTGAATGTCATCAAATCCTGTGTGGATACGATCACCAACAAAATTGGCAAGAATCGACCTCGGCCCATGTTCTTAACCTCTGGTGGGGATTGGGCTCAGCAGCAGCTTGCAGAACAGCTGACCGCTTATAACGATGGCTTGTTCTATCTGACAAAGATCTACGAAGTTTTGCCTATGGTGTTTCGAGATGGTTGCATCTTTAACACCGGTGGTTTTGCAAAGATCTTTCGAGAAGAGAGGGACATTAAGATTGAGCGAGTTCACAACCAAGAGCTCTTCTTTGATGATATTGAAGCCTACTACGGCAAATACTCGAATTTGTATCAGCTGAAGTATTATCCCCGAGATGTGCTGGTTGATATGTTTCCATCCAAAAAGAATCTGATTTTGAACGCTCCCGATGCCGAAGTTCGCTACGGAGTTACTCAAAGTTTGTCAGATCAAATCCAAGTGATTGAAGCGTGGAAACTCGCCTCAAAGAATGCTCTTGGAAAGCACGCTATCGTGATTCCTAACGGTGTGCTTGTCGAAGATGACTGGAAGTATGACTATTTTCCTTTTGTGAAATTCCAGTGGTCAGCTCCTTTGTTTGGGGCTCGTGGTCAATCCTTGGCTGAAGAGTTGACGGGCATTCAGGTTGAAATCAATCGAATCCTTAGAACCATTCAACAGATCCTTCGACTAACTGTTCCAAAACTCTTTGTCGAAAAAGGCGCTAAAGTTGTTTATTCACATTTAAACAATGACATTGGTGGCATTGTAGAATTCTCAGGCACTAAACCTGTTTATGACTTCCTGCAAGCCATCCCACCAGATCTCTATGCGCAGCTTGATCGGCTTTACAATCGAGCCTTTGAAATTGCCGGAATCTCTCAACTCAGTGCTCAAGCTCTTAAACCGGCAGGTCTAGATTCAGGCAAAGCCCTTCGAATTTATAACGATCTCGAAACTGAGCGCTTTATTTTGAAGGCTCAGGCTTACGAAAATATGTACTTAGACGCCGCTCGGCAGATGATTAACCTCTCTCGAGAGATTGCGGATGAGTACGGCTCACTGAAAATCAAAGTGCCGAATCGAAAGGGTATTGAGCAAATTGATTGGAAAGAAGTCGATCTCGACGAAGACTCATACATCATGCGGCTCTTCCCGACATCTTCACTTTCACAAACTCCCGCCGGACGGCTAGCCGATGTTCAAGAGCTCTTACAAGCTGGTTTTATTTCAAGAGAAGACGGCCTTAAGTTGCTCGACTTCCCAGATCTTGAAACCACCATGTCACTAGCCAATGCAGCAGTTGAGGACATCATGTCCACAATCGACAACATCGTGAAAAAGGGCATCTATCAGCCGCCTGAACCTCTTCAAAATCTCGAATATGGAATCGGCAAATGCCAAAGTGCTTATCTTCGCGCCAAGCTCAATAAAGTGCCCGAGGAGCGACTTGAATTGCTTCGCCGATGGATTGAAGAGGCCTCAGCCATGCTGCAGTCGATGCAGCTGCCCGCACCCATGCCTCAGCCCTTAGGTGTACCGGAAGCTGCTCCCGTTAGTGAAATGCTGCCATTGCCCACAGTTTAACAATAAGGAGGAACCATGTCCGAAACTTCGCAAACCCTAGAAACAACCGAAACCAAAACGGAAACCACCGAAACACCTGTTCAGGAGGGGACACCGAATGAAGCCGCAAAACCCGAAGCCAAAGAAGAACTACCAAAAGATGACGAGTTCACCAAAAAACTTAACTGGCTGGCAAAAAAAGAACGAAAGCTTCAAGAGGAAAAATCCGCCCAAAAAGCCATTAAAGATGAGCTTGAGCAAATCCGAAGAGAAAACGAAGCCCTCAAACAATGGAAAGATGGACTTAAAAAATCTCCCTTATCTCAGCTTAAGCAGGAAGGAATCTCATTTGAAGATCTTACGGCTCAAGCCCTTTCAGGTGATCGCGAAAACGATCGGTTGCTTGCTCTCCAAACTGAATTGGAAACGCTCAAAAACGAGTTAGGCAGCTATCGCAAAACGAATGAAGAAAAAGAAGCTGAACAACGCAAAGCACAAGAAGAGTACGCTGTTCATTCTTTCAAAACTGAGATTGGTTCATTTTTAGACACTTCAAATGAACATGAGCTTTGTAAATCTTTTCAAAGCACAGATTTAGTTTACGATACTATTGAGGAGCATTATAATCAGACCGGTCGCATTCTTTCAGTAAAAGAAGCGTCCGACTTGGTTGAAACATACCTCGAAAAAAAGGTAGAGGACGATGCAGTTCGCCTCACCCGTACTAATAAGTATAAATCAAAACTGGCCTCTAAATTTATTATTGAAACTAAGGCTGAAGAACCTCCCGCAAAGGCAGAACCTACACAACCGCGGGTCACACTAACAAACAAAACCGAATCGTCACCGCGAATGGATCGCGAGTTGACCAGAGAAGAGCGTCTCAAAGAAGCCGCAGCTCTGCTTAGATTCAATACTTAATTTAGGAGTTTTAAAATGGCACTAGATCTTACAAGCTTCGCCCCAGCGCTGAAGCAGTATTACACCAAGGGCTTCATGCAGAATCTTGTTTATAAGAATAATCCGATGTTGGCCCTGCTTCCAAAATACACCGATTTCGTCGGTTCTAATATGCCGATTCCAGTGATCTATGGTAACCCCACAGGTCGATCAGCTGCTTTCGCAACCGCTCAATCAAATAAAAACGAATCCAAACTCAAGGGATTTACCATCACTCGTGACAAAGATTATTCTTTGGCCTCGATTGATAACGAAACTCTGGAAGCCTCACAAAACGATCGTGGCGCTTTCATGAAGGCCGTAACTGTTGAAGTCGATGGCGCTATTCAAGCCGCTACTCGATCTTTGGCAACTGCCTTGTTCCGAGATGGATCCGGTGCGATTGGCCGTATTAACGCCACCGTTACTGGTACAACTTTGACACTCGCTACGGCTCAAGACATCGTTAACTTTGAAGTTGGAATGAAAATCAACTTCACAGGTGACTTGTCTGCAACCCGAGCTGGTGGTCCTTTGACTGTTAACAGCGTTAACCGATCCGCTGGTTCGATGGTTGTTTCTGCTAACTTGAACACCATTACGGGGTTGACCGCTGCTGACTACATTTTCGTCCAAGGTGACTTGAATGCGAAAGTGAAAGGTCTGGATGCTTGGTTGCCTTCCTCCGTGACTTCAACCTCATTCTTTGGCGTTGACCGAACCGCGGACAGCACTCGATTGGGTGGCGTTCGTTATAATGATGGTGCCAGCCAGCCGATTGAAGAAGCTCTTGTCGATGGTCTCTCACTTCTTGAAAGAGAAGGCGGAAGCCCTGACTATTGCTTTATGAGCTTTGCGAACCTTTCAAACTTGAAAAAAGCTTTGGGTTCTAAAGTTCAGTACGTTGATGTGGATGCTGGATACGAAGCTAAGCTTTCGTTCAAAGGCGTCATGATCGATGGAAACAAAAAGCCTGTCATTTGTATTGGTGATCAAAACTGTCCTGCGGCAGTTGCTTACTTTATTCAAATGGATACCTGGGGTCTCTACTCCTTGGGCGATGCTCCTCGTATTTTGGATTCCGATGGAAACAAAATGCTTAGAGAAGCCAGCTCAGATGCAGTCGAAGTTCGAGTGGGCTATTATGCTCAGTTGGGTTGCTCAGCTCCCGGCTATAATGCTCGTGTATCTTTGGCTAGCTAATGAATCATCACCTAACGGGGCTTCGGCCCCTTAGGTTTTTAAGGAGAGAATAAAATGGCAGATCGAAACATGAAAAATATGCAGGCTCTCGACTACAAAGTGAGCGTGTTAGCCGGCCAAGTCGTCATTGCAACAGGCACAACTGGAGTATCTTCAAGCTCCATTTTGGGCGCTTCTGTTGCGAGAACGGGGACTGGAGCTTACCGAATCACTTTGGCAGATGCGTGGCCTGAATTGCTTTCAGCTAACCTCACTGTTCAAAAAACCACAGCGCAAGACCTTGTGCCTCAAATTTCAGCAGTCAACCTTGCTTCTAAGCAAATCGACTTCGTAAATTTGACAGGCGCTACGGCAACAGATCCGACAACGGATGCTGCTACTGTGAACGTCTTGCTTGTGTTCAAAAACTCGACGATTAACCCGTAAGTTGGAGGTGGACCATGATGCTCATGGGCGGCCCTAAAAAACTTGCGGCAATTATTGTAAGCTCAAAGAAGATGGAGTCTCCTAAGTCTTCGGTGGCGATGGAAATCCTTCAGAAAATGAAGGAACCAAAGCCCATCGAAATGAAACCGAAAGAGGCACCGGAAGAAGTTGATGCTTACAAAGAAGCGGTACTATCCCAAGCGAAAATGATTCTTAAGGCGATTAAGTCTGAAGATCCTGAGAAGTTTGGAGAGTACCTCCAGAATTTCATCTCGATGTGCTCACAAGGCTCCGAGATGGAAGACGAAGGCGAAGAAGAGGGCGAAAGCTAAAGGGCGACGGGGGGTTTTTAACCCCCCGCTTCTTTTGGAGGAATAATGGCAACGATCACACTGGGTTCTTTAAAAACACAAGTCAGACAGCGTGCTGACATGCAGAACTCAAAATTTATTGCTGATAGTGAGCTTCAGAACTTCATTAATACGAGTATTGCAGAGCTTTATGATCTTCTCGTTCAGAAGTTTGGGAACGATTATTTTCTACTCAGCACAAGCTTTCCGTTAGTTGCAAACACTGACACTTATGCACTTCCAGCAACTTTTTATAAATTGATTGGCGTAGACCTTCAGTTACAAAACGGTGAATACTCAACACTTAAACGATTTGAGTTTTCAGAGCGTAACCAATACACGACAGCTCTTTATCGAGGCGTTTTTGGTGCGGCTTATTTGAGATATAAGATCCAAGGAAACAGCATTCGTTTTGTTCCCATGCCTACAAGCTCAGAAAACATTCGAATTTGGTTTGCACCCTTGCCGACCTATCTAACAAGCGATTCAGACCTTTTTGATGGATACAGTGGTTGGGAAGAATACGTGATCGTTGATGCGGCAATAAAATGTTTGGAGAAAGAAGAGTCAAACACGGCAGCTCTCATGAATCGAAAAGCGTATTTGATTAAGAGAATTGAAGAAGCTGCTGGGAATAGAGACGCGGCATTTTCACCACGAATTGCAGACACACGACGAATTGAATTTGAACAAGGAACAGAATTTAGGTTCTACTGATGATCTCGAACTTTAAAAAGATCAACGATCCTAAGCTTCCGAGTTTGCAGGGCGTTCAAGATAACGTTCGAGAGGCGCTTCAGCCTTTTATAACTAACCCTTTATTGGATGGAGTGCTTCTCGAAAATCTTGAGTTAAATTCCGGAGAAAATCTTATCGAGCACAAACTAGGCCGTGATTATCGCGGATACGTTTTGTGTTCGACCGGAACAACGACAGAAAATGCTTTTAGCTTCACTCCATTTACTCCAACCGTATCAGCTGGCGGGGGAATGACTGCAACGCTGACGAACGCTTATCATGCCGATTATCGAATTGTAGGCGATACTTGCGATGTTCATCTTTATTTACAAATCACCACGGGTGGGGCGGCAGATCCCAGAATTTTTATCTCACCCCCGGTTCCCATGGACGCTGGCACAGGAGCAACAGCGGTGCCATTAGTTACTTATAAAAACGATTCTGGTGGTAGTTCAGGCGAAGCCACTGAGATGCTTATTGACTATACTAACAATCGTTTTGTGGTTTATCACAATTTCAATACATCATCGAACTGGCCAACAGCAGCAAATCAGGTTTTGGCCGTGTGGGCATCATATGAGGTCGCGTCAGACTATTCATTTGGCTTTGCTCTCGTAGAAAGACCGTCACCAGATAAAAGCAAATTTTTAAAAGTGATAGCCAACGGGCGAATGTCTTCGGCTAAGATATACGTGTTTTAGGAGGTTTCATGGCAACACCAGCAATGGGCTTAACACTACCAGTAGTCGGCGTCACAACGGGCGCAACGGCTGGAACTAATATCGTTGATAACTTTACGATTATTGATACTCATGACCATTCGTCTGGTAAGGGCGTTCAAATTCCTACAGCAGGGCTAAACATCAATGCAGCCTTAAGCTTTGGAAATCAAAAAGCGTTTAATTTATTGTGTACGCAGTTTACGAGCCAAACCTCATCGCCCACAAGTGCTGGGGATCGGCCTAATGTTCACGTGTTGAATGGGGATCTTTACTATGTGAACAGTTCTGGCACAGCCGTTCAGATCACGAATGCTGGCTCGATTTCAGGAGCTTCTGGCTCAATCGGTGGTCTTGCTTCACCCGCATCTGCACAGTTTGCGACTAATACTTTTACATGGAAAGCAACCGCAACTGATTATGCCAAGTTTGCTCTAAGTGAAATTAACATCTATCCGTTTACGACAAGCCCAGCAAACGCACTGACACTGAAGGTTTCCAACTCGGTGACAGCGTATACAATCACTCTGCCTGATGCTCCACCGATTTCAAACGAGGCGCTGATCATGGCTTCAAGCGGAACGGTTTCCACTGTTTCCTATGACACTATCGGTTCTGGCATGACATCAACCGGAGCAAACTCGATTGCAGCAGCAAGAACTCGATCCACAGGAACAACGGTGGGAATTGGTGGAATAGCCATTAGTGCAAGTTCAGCAACATTTTCTACAAGTTCAAGCTCGCTTGTAGACGTTACAAATTTATCGGTAACGATTACGACCTCAGGAAGACCCGTACAACTCGCACTAATTGCGGATGGTTCTGGTGGAACATCAGGAATTCAAATTCAACGTTCTCCTACCGCTACAACAAGCTTAATAAATACAGGCTTTGTTTCGTTCGTAAGAGGTTCAACAGTATTAACTGATGACCAAATTGGAAATGCAATTACGTCAGGAGCATCAACATTTACAAATTTGAAGGTTGATTATCCAGCTTCTGCATTTGCATATATCGATGCAGTTTCTGCTGGAACTGTAACTTATAAGCTACAAGTATCACATTCTGGAACTTTAGGTTCGGGAATTTTAAGTGTAACCCGTTGTAAACTTATCGCTTTCGAACTTTAAGGAGATCGCGTGGCGCTTCAAAACCAATATCTCCAAGTCGTATTTGCAAGTGGTATCGATACCAAAACTGAAGCTAAGTATGTGGCTGAAAATAAGCTGCTGAACTTAGAGAACGGTATCCTTACGAAGACGGGAAGCATTGGTAAGAGAAACGGCTACACTAACCTTGCGGGCAGCACCCTTTCATTCACTGATTCTGGCTCAACCATCACGCTTTCTAAAATTGAGGCTCTTGGTTCATTTAAAGAACAGCTTTTGATTTTTGGTAAAGGATATGGCGCAAGCTATTCGCAAGCAGCGGGACTATTTAACAGCATTGGCAAGACTCCCCAGGTCATTGTGGGCACTCAACAGATTGTTGATGATAACAACGTTCAGACCATGGCAGATTGGGATTGCGTCAATGATATTGCGATTTATGCCTGGATGGACTCAAACGCTGGAACTGCGGCCATCAAGTATTCGGTCATTGATAGAACCGACAACACAATTATCATCAATAAAACAAATGTTACAACCACAGCGGGTGCGCATTCTCCAAAAGTTGTCATTTTAGATAACTACGCATTCATTATTTATGCGATTTCGGGCTCAACATTGCTTCGATATCGTCGAATCGATTTGATTAACCTTCGGGTATTACAAGCGGAACAAAACTTCCCAAGTTCAAACATCAATTCGACTTTAGCGAATCAGCACTTTGATGTGCATAAAATGGATTCGACGCGATTTGCTTTTGCTTACAACAGAGCGGGCGGTGGGGTTACTTTTGGAATATTTTTAGGAAACGCCCCATCGGTGACAGTAACTCAAGACGCTTCATCGATCACTGAGAATGCGGATCAGTGTATTTCAGTAATCACAGACGCAAGTTTGAATTTGTGGGTGGCTTACTACAATACCTCGAACGCTATTGTCAGATATTTTGTGCGCTCAGTGGTTTTAGCCGCTGTACTCGCTCCAACATCGATTACAGGAGCAACGGGCGATATTCGAGCGGTAACTTTGGCCATAGATCCTGCTGATGCAAGCAAAGCGTATGTTGTCATTGGCGAAGCGGGAATGATTACAGGCTCTGTGACCTCAGGTGATACGGCAACAGAAGAATTCGTTTGCGCAGATCATGATTTGCAAACGGGAATGAAGATTCGATTTTCAAGTATTGTGTCATTGGCAACATCGCCTGCTTTATCGACAAGCACAGATTATTTTGCGCGGGTGACAACAAACGACCGATTCACAGCGTTTACGAATCTTTATGCGGCACTCAATAACATCACAGCCGATCGGCTTGATATAACCACAAGCGGAACCGCCACAGTTACTCCTCAAGGATCTTACAACGGAGCGGTGGCACCCTACTATTGGTCATGGAATTCTAGAGATTATACAGCGACTATTGGTGGAACGGTTGCGACTGGTTCAATATTTATTAACCAACATTTGGTTTCAAAGGCTTTTGTTTATAATGACGATATTTTCTTTGTTGGCGAATATGTTTCAACAGAGCAGCCAACGTATTTTATTTATTCGGCAAAGACTGGAGCAATTCAAGCGAAGATGCGTCCTGGGGAAGCTCAGGAAGTTCGCACGTATTCAGCGCTCCCGAAATTCGTAGACTGCGGATCGGGTCAATGGGCCGTACCTCTTGGGGTGCGTTCTAAGTTGGTCACTTTGACTGAAACCAGTAGACTTTGGTTGCAAGGTCTTTACTTGAGCACCATTAACTTTGAATCCATCAATCAATACTTTAGCGAAGAGTTTATTGATAATCTCGTTGTGCAGTCTGGCATTTTGCAAAGCTATGACGGCGCTGAACTCGTTGAATACGGATTCAATAAGTTTCCTGAGTATTTCGTAGCGGGTGAAAAATCATCAACGGTTGCGAACACACTCGCCAATGGAACGTATTCTTATGCTGCTGTTTATGAGTGGACGGATGCGGCTGGAGTAAGACATCAAAGTGCTCCGGCCTTTAGTAACTCAGTTACAATCGCAAGTGGTCCTAAGCCAGTATTTGTTGCGTTGGAATCTTTGCCAGCATCGATGACGCTGAAAACGAATCCTAATGTGATTATTTCGCTTTATCGGACAGAAGCCAATGGTGTGATTTATTATCGAATCACGTCTATTTCGGCTCCGACTTATAATGACCCAACAGTTTATCAAATTACGTATGAAGACACTCAACCGGATTCGGCTATCATCGGAAACGAAGTCCTTTACACAACGGGTGGTGAAATTGAGAACTTAGCGCCTCCCAGTCCTAAGCTCATCGCGGTGAATAAGACCCGATGTTTCATTGTGCCTTCTGAATATCCTCAAGAAATTTGGTATTCGAAAGAATCGACAGACAACACAGAGCAGCCTGGATTTAGTCCTGGGTTTATCAAAACATTCGATTTAAAGGGCAAAGACATTTTAGGTCTGACTGTGGTTGATGACAAAATCATCGCCTTTAAAGAAAACAAGATCTTTTTCTTTAGCGGCGATGGTCCTAATAACTTAGGACAACAGGACACGTTTACGAATCCTGATCTCATCACGTCTGATGTGGGATGTTCTGAGCCCGCATCGATCACAAATACAGCAGAGGGCTGCTATTTCAAAAGCTCAAAGGGCTTTTACCTTCTAACAAGGGATCTTAACCTTGAATATGTTGGAAGAGACGTTGAGGCCTTTAATGGTGAAGCCGTAACATCTGGCACACTTGTCAGCGATACGAATCAAGTTCGATTCACTCTCGAAAGTGGTACGGCTCTTGTTTATGACTATTTCCAAAAGCAATGGATGACTTTTGCAAATCATGATGCCGCAGATGCGTTGATCTATAAGAACGCCTATCTGTTTGCCAAACAAGACACCGTCAAACTGTTGCAAGAAACGGCTAATTTTTACAAAGACGAAAACATTACGGTTAGTCTGACGGTTGAGACCGGATGGATTAAGCTCAACAGCATTCAAGGTTTTCAAAGGGTGCGACGCGGCATCATTGTTGGGAACTTTAGGTCTGAGCATAAACTCAAAATCTCTGTCGCTTATGACTATCAAGACTATTACACAGACGAAATTCTGTGGTCTGCTGATGATCTTTTTGATGTGACTCTTTACGGGTCCGAAGCCTTATTTGGAAACGATGAGTTTTTTGGCACGAATGACGACGAAACGACCTATCAGGTTCGCTTTCATATGCCGCGTCAAAAATGTGAATCGGTGAAATTTAAAATTGAAGACGTAACGATCAGCAACCCAGGGCCTTCGATGGATATTAACCATCTGATGCTTGAAGTTGCTGTAAAAGACGGCGTCTACAAGTTAAACTCAGACAAAACAGTGGGGTAAAATATGGCACTTTTTAGCGCAATTAAGAGTGGTTTGGGCAACGTAGGGGAGGCATTAGGTTTAAAATCTCCGAGCGCACGAAAGAAGGCTGGCCTAGACGTCATTCGCCTTTTAAAGCCAGAGCTTTATCAATACAGGCCAGAGGCTTTTCAAATGTCCCCGGTTTCTGGCACACAAGCTCAAGCAGCTCGTGAAGAGATGGCTGGATTTGGTGAAACGCTCAGAAGGCGAGCAGCTGGTGAAGCTCCGTCTTTAGCTCAATTACAACTACAGGCCGGACAGCAAAGAGCTCAGCAGTCATTGCAATCTGCTCTTGCTGGTATGAGAGGCCGTCAAGCGGGCCTTGGATTTCGAGGGCTTCAGCAACAATTCGCCGAACAAGGGCAAAGTTTAAATCAACAATTGGCTCAACTACGAGCGGTAGAACAAGCTCAAGCGGAGCAGGCCTTAGGAAGCTTTTTAGGACAGCGAGCTCAAACTGAATTGGCAGCTCAGGAAATGGCTTTTAGAGAAGCAGTTGCCAGACAACAGGCTCAAGCAGCATTAGAGGCGGCCAGAGGCCAAGACATCGCCGCATTGTTGGGAATTGGAGCACAATCTGGAGCACAACAATTAGCCAGACAAACTCAAGGAATAGGGAGCTTATTACAGGCCGGTGGCGCGATGGGCGCGGCAGCTGTTGCAAGTGATATTAAATTGAAAGAAGATGTTTCGCCCGCTGCCCAAGAATCCAAAGACTTTTTAGATGCGCTAACGGCTTACAAGTTTAAGTACAAGTCAGGCGGAAAGCCCCAACTTGGAATCATGGCTCAAGACGCTGAACAAAGCGAAATGGGTAAAGCCATTGTTGATAATTCAGGAAAAATGAAAAAGCTTGATGGCAAAAAAACCATCTCCGCCGTTTTAGCCTCTCTGGCTTATTTGAACGACAGACTTAATCAGATGGAGGGCAAATAAATGAGCGTCCCACCGAATGAATATTTAAATTTGCTACAAGGAATGAATCAGCCAATGCCAGAGCGTAATTTCACGCCTGGCCCTGGAATGGGTCCCGTAGCAATGCCTCAACCTGTTCAAGAAGTTTATTTAGATGAGTTCCCGCAACCAGTTGTACCTCAAGTGCAAGCGCCTATTCAACCGATGCAAGCTCCGATGCAGGCTCCCTCGCCATTTTCATATGGTGGAATGGAAGAAAGTCTTTTGCGAAGTGCAGGCCTTCAAACTCAAGCCGGTAGAGGACTAATGCAAGCTCAGCAACAAGCCGCTGCACAAGAGCAAAGAATTTATCAAGCTCAACAACAAATGCTCGCTGAGCAAGAATCGCGCGTGAAACAAGAGCAGGCTGATTATGATCAAAAGGTTGCTCCTGCGATTGAACGCCTACAAGCTTTAGGAAATGAAATTCAAGGCGCAAAGTATGAGGGCTTTTGGGCAAAAGCGAGCACTCCACAAAAGATTGGTGGCGCTCTCGCTGTTGGATTAGGCGCTCTGGGAGCGGGTTTGACGGGTGGTCAAAATACTGCCATGCAAATCATCAACAAAGCGATTGATGATGATTATCGAAATTGGCAGGCAAACATCGATGCGAAAAACAAATCCTTTTTGAACCAGCGTCAATATATCAACGATTTGCAAGGCCAGTTTAAAGACAAGCGAGAACTGGCTTTAGCTCAAAAAGCATTAGCCTATGATCGAGCCAATGCTCAGTTGATGGAGATTGCTTCGAAACGAAAAG